ACGCTGCCGTGTTCAAGATGCAGGTAACGTAAGAGTTAAGACTGCATGGACCGACTTCCCTATCCTTCCAAGAACACAACTCTTCTTCTCTGGAATTGCGTTCCGAATGGATGCTGCTAACACCAACCCAGGAACTCCAAATATTGGAACCAAGGTTGCTCGTCCAGTAGTTATCTGGTTAGACATCAACAAGCGTGTTATTCGTGAAGACCGTCCTACTGTAAACGTAACTTTGCCAGTTGGTGGTGCTTGGACTAACGCTACTGTTGCTCAAACATGGCAGCCACCTTTGGCTCCTGCTAACGCTGCTTACTTCCAAGTAGCAGCAGAGGCTTTGTTCATGTCTGCTGGTGACACTCTTGATATTGACTTCGCAGCACTTCAATACTACCCACACGTCACTAACGGTGGAAATGGTGCTGAAGGAGTAGTTATCATTCGCTATGCCGAGAAGTTTACGGCCTAATAGGGAATAGGAGAACAAATTATTATGAAAAAGTTTGCTCTTGTAGGTGGAGGAACAGTAATTAATATTGTTGTTGCTGAAAACGAATCTAGTATCGGACCAGCAGCACTAGCACTTACTGCTATTGATATTACTAATATGGACCCTGCTCCATCAGTCGGCTCAACCTATGACCGTCTGACAAAAAAGTTTTCAATAGCAGTAGCGGAAGGTCAGAAGGCTTTACTAACTAACGATACGTTAGTTCTTGAGGCTCCAGCAGCACCTACCGCAAAGTCTTCAACAAAACCATCAAAGAAGGCTGCTGCTTCTGAAGAAACACCAGCGGAGGAGTAATAATGCCAATCACAATGTCGCCTCAGGTGCTTACAGCATCTCAAGATGCTTATATCACTCAGGGAGTTACTGCTCGTCTACAGGTATTATCTGGAGCAGCGGCAACAGGGTCAGTATCAGTTAGCGTAATTGATTTCCCTGTAACAGTATTAAGTGGACAGACTGGTAGTTCTGTTATTACTTTTACCAATGTGCCAGATAACTCTGCAAACACATGGTGGGTAGAAACATCAAACCGTGGCTCAAACACTGTTACATTTACAGGTGTTACATGGGATGGTGGCTCAGCGCCATCGCTCCAGACAACTGGAAAGACAGTCCTTGAGTTCTATAGCCGTGATGGTGGAGCCACTATTTACGGAAGAGCACGTTTCCTTAGCATTGCCTAGTTCGCTCTAAAAGCAAATAACCCCTCCGTGTTACGGGGGGGTTTTTGTTTTATTTAGTGTAGGATAAAAGCATGAAGGTATGCGTATACACAATAGCCTTAAATGAAGAGCAGTTTGTTGAGCGTTGGTATAACTCAGTAAAAGACGAAGCGGACTATCTTTTAATTGTTGACACTGGCTCAACCGACAGAACTGTTGAAATAGCAAAATCACTAGGCATAAACACTGCTCAAATATGTGTAAAACCTTGGAGATTTGATACTGGCAGAAATGCTTCTTTAGCGTTAGTCCCTGCTGATATGGACTACTGCATCCCATTAGATATGGATGAAATTATGCTTCCAGGGTGGCGTGCTGAATTACAAAAAGCATTTGATGCTGGAGCAACCAGACCACGATATAAATACATATGGAATTGGAATGCAGACGGGACCCCCGGGCTTACCTTTGGCGGAGATAAAATACATAAGCGACATGGGTATCGTTGGAAGCATCCAGTGCATGAAGTTCTAACTCCAGACCGAATGGTAGAAGTTCCATTTTGGACTGAAGCAGTAATGGAGCATCATGCAGATAATACAAAATCTCGTTCTCAGTATTTGCCACTTCTAAAGCAATCTACTGAAGAAGACCCAAATGACGACAGAAATGCTTTTTACTATGCTAGGGAACTTTTCTTTTATAGTAAATTTGCAGAGGCTTCTAAAGAATTCAAAAGACACCTTTCTCTACCAACAGCAACATGGAGAGCAGAGAGGGCTGCTTCTTATAGGTATTTATCAAAATTACATTCTCAAGAATCAGAAATTTGGCTTACTTTGGCTGCTGAAGAGGACCCAAGAAGAAGAGAAGCGTTTGTTGATTTAGCAAAATTATATTACAGACAATCTAGGTGGCAAGATTGTTATGATGCTGCACACAAAGCATTGGCTATAAAAGAGCGAGATATGGCTTATTTGAACGAAGCAGAAGCCTGGGGATACACTCCGCACGATATGGCTTCTATTGCTTGCTATCAACTAGGAAAATATGAAGAAGCAGTCTTTCATGCCAAAAACGCTCTTGAGTTAGGTCCAGAAGAAGAAAAAGAGCGACTAACTGCAAATCTAAAATTTAGTGAGGATAAACTAAATGAGTCTAAATAAATACCCTAATTGGTTTGCTCAGGTAGCAGAAGGTAATTTCTCTAAGCATCTAAACCTGTTCAAAGATAAAGAAATTAATTGTCTACAAATTGGCACTTATACTGGAGATGCCACAATGTGGCTTTTCAACAATATTCTTACTAATACCAAATCAACTATAACAGATGTTGATACTTGGGGTGGTTCTGATGAAGAAGTCCATAAAAAGATGGATTGGAACGAAGTCGAAGAACTGTATGACTCTAGAACAAAACAATTTAGAGAAGATGGACGTCTAATAAAAGTAAAAAATACTAGCGACAATTTTTTTCTAGAAAATCCTAGGGTTTTTGATTTTATTTATGTTGATGGAGACCATACTGCTATGGCAACGCTTAAGGACGGTCTAAACGCTTTTAAGTTTCTAAAACCAGGAGGAATACTTGCGTTTGATGATTACACTTGGTCTTCTGGAACAGGAGACATAATGAAAGACCCTAAACCAGCAATAGATGCTTTTCTTTTATTCCACAAAAAGAATATAACAGTTATTGAGATTAATTGGCAGGTTTGGTTGAAGAAGAACGCTTAGTTGCTTTACTAAGTTTTGCTTTTTCTTTTTCTTTAGCCTTCTTTTGTTTTTCTCTTTCCCTGCGTTGACGCTCTAAACGCTCAGCGCGGTCAACTTTATATGCTTCTACAGCATTTGCGCTTGTTCTGCTTTTCCAAGTAAATCCACACTCTAAACACTGAACTACTTTTGCTTTATTCCATCTTCCAGAGCCATCTAATTGAACTATTTCTGTCTCAAGTTTATTTGGTCTAGCAGTGCAGTAAGGACAGTTAGGGTAACGACGTCTGCGTGTTTCTTCACCTAAATAAGAAACTGATAGTGCTCTACGAATATCAACTTCGTCTCTACCGCCCCATACTCCCCAGATTTGACGATGCTCTAAAGCCCACTGTAAACAATTTTTACGAACAGGGCATTGAAAGCAAAGATTTTTCGCTGCGTATTTTTTCTCAAACTCAGGAGAAAAAAACCAATCAAGGGTATGGCGATTTGATGGTTTAGCACATAGTGCTTCTGATTGCCAACTTAGGCTGTCCGCTGGTTTCCACACATGTGTTAATCTACACTATTTCATGTATAAAAGTATTGTTCAACACACCTATTCATCTATATTTCTATCAAAGTAATTTCTAATGGTTTTTCTACAAAGTCTCCATACATAGTCTCTCCATCTGGACTACAAACAATATACAGATGTTCTCCTTCTAAAAGACCACAATGAGAGTATTCAACTACTGAAGTTTCCAATAACTTAAAAGCATGACCTAAAGAGTAAGCAACTCCATCACGTTGTAGTGCCGAGGCAAGTGCTCTGCGAACTATTTCATTAGTAGTATCAACAGATTCAAAAGTATAATAGATAACTGGTCCTACTTTAGATGGAAAGTAGCCGCTTCCATCCCACTCCATCCAAAGATGCTCACCTGGTCTTTTGTCTTTCACGTCAACTCCTAGACTACTTATTCTTGTTCGTCAAGGATACTAAAATCAAACTCAAATTTGTTGAAAGAATCGCTATCTTCTCCTATGAAATATACCTGAGTTGGGTCTAGCATTTCATATATCCCAGCAATTGTTATTTGACCACACATACAGCAAACATCTACATTTCCAAGAGATATGTGGTCTGGGGTATCAACCCCAACAAGTTTCATAGTTATATTGCCAGTCTCATCCATACTTTGAGGTTCCCAATTAGTATGGTTTTCCAGCCAACATTGCTCGCATAGGGCGAGTGGTTTTAGGAGCGGTTCTGCTGCCATAAGACAATTTTAGTGGCAATACTTATCGTAGAGTCTTGAGTTCACCATCAATAATTATATTTCTTTGGCGTCTTATTGCTTTTCTTTGTATTGGGGTTGTTCCTCCCCAAATTCCAAATAATTCATGGTTTATTGCCCACTCTGCGCACTCCGCTATGTGCGCACAAGATGAACATACTTTTATTGCTGCCTTATAGTCTTCTCTAGCAGTTCCTTTGCTATTTAATTTTTCTGAATCTTCAAAAAATGTATCTACACCAATCTGAGAACAAAGCGGATTTTCAAACGTCCATGGCTCATTAGCCATACCTTCCTCTTTCCTAAACGGCTAGTTTGTGTCGGATTTTTTATTTTCTAAATAACCAACTTCATAACCGCATCCTGCATATCCAGCAATATCAATCCAAGTATCAGGTTGGTAACCAGACTTAGAGGCATAGCGTGCCACTTTAAGACCAACCATCATCATCGCCACATCTTCGTTACTAATAGGGACTCCAAGGATGACAGACCAAATTTTTGCTGTTCTTTCAAAGTTATCTTCTGGAGCGCCATATTGTTTATTTCTTTGTCCAGAAATAATTTTTGCCGCTTCTCTAAGGGCTTCAACTCGAACAGGACTATCTTGAGTTTGCGGTGTTTCGTTGTTATCCATTTCTTACCTTCGCTATCACCTGAGCAGTGTATTGAGATGAGTTTTGTTCGTCAATACCCTTTTCAATATAAATTTCGTATTTTATTTTT